AAGACCATTTCCTCCTGTAGGATTATATTGAAATGAAGCATTTATTGTAGGCCAACCACCTTGTGCATAATTAAACACTCCTAATAAAGCTGAAGGATTTAAATCATAAAAATCTATATCAGCGCTATTAGCAGGTAACCAATTTGCTTCATTTGAAAATCTATAAACAACTCTTGATCCATAACTTCCACCACCGCCACCACCGCAACTTTCAAGTGTAAATGGACCTGCACTTGCTCCAGGGTCGCCTCCACCTCCGCCTCCATATCCAGCGCCTCCAGCGCCTCCAGCATAAGTAAATGTATAAGCAGAAGGAGAGCCGTCATAAGAGGAAGTTCCTCCTGTTCCTAAAGTAGAATAGTAAGAAGAAGAATAATTTATAAAATTTCTACCATTTTGAAAAGGAGGTATTCCTGAAAGATCGCCTCCTAATCCGCCACCTCCGTTTATACCTTGTAATCCAGGATATGTTATAGAAGGAGGTGGTGATGTTGTTAATCCTCTATTTCCAGGATAACCAGCGGAACCTCCATTTGAGCCAGTTGAAAGAAATACAAATCCACTTGCTGCAGCTCCAGCTCCTCCGCCTCCTCCAGCAACTATTTCGATATTCCAGCTATTGTCTATATAAGAATGACAGTAAGAAGAATCTCCTCCAAATCCACCTAAAACAGCTAAAGAAGAATTTAATACACTTGATCCACCGTTTCCTGCAGCTCCTATTTTTATATTAAAAGGTGTTCCTTCTGGATATGTAAGTTGACGTTCGGCAAATCCACCTCCGCCACCAAATGCTGTCCATCCAGCAAAAATAGAACTAGGATTAACTGAGCCTCCAGCTCCCCAAAGTTTTATTTTAACACCTATACAACCTGTAGGTATAGTTCTATTGTATATTCCAGGAGTAGTAAGAAGTTCTTTAACATAATAAATATTTTGTCCAACAAATTGGTCAATGTGTCCTAAAGTTCCATCTTTATTTCTATAATATAAAGAGTCAGCAGTTCCAGTTGATAAAGTTACAATTTCATTTGAATAAAATATTTTATTTATAGAACTATTACCAGATGTAGTTAATGGGTTTAAAACAGGAATATTAGGACTTTCTATAGAATCACTTTCTAAATAAGTTCCTGTAGAGTTATAACGAATATTTATAATATAATTAGTTGAATTTGTTTGTGGAAATGGATATACAACTTGAGAAATATTATTATTATTATCATATATGTCTACGTTATCTTGAAAAGTTGTAGTTAATACTGTAAGAGTATTATTTACATTTCCAATATTCCATGAAAATACGTAATTATCTTGATTTTGAGATTGAATTACTGACGTCCAAAATAATACTCCAGACTGATTAACAGCTACTACAGATGCACATTGATATGTATTATTTGTTAATGTTTTTTGAATAGTTATTGGATTATTTAGTGAAGTAAGATTAGTATTTCTAGATATTTGAGGAGTATATATATATAAATTACTACTGTTAAATGTAGGAGATAATGTAAAATTATCATTTAAATTAACAGGATTAGTAATATATGTATTTAATACACCTTCTATAGGTAATGCAAATTCTACATTTCCATTATCAGTTCTAAATTTAAACAAACAAGCGTTAATTACTGTATTAGCGTTAAATGGATTTAATAAAAGATTTGATTCAAATGTTTTTTGATAATTAATTTCTGCAAGTTTAGCAACCCATGAAGAAGAAACAGCAATAGAAAGTTCAGAATTATTTAAAACAAGTCCAGCTATATTGCAATATTGTGCATCTAAATCTCCTGCTTGACCTGTATAAGGATATACATCTCCTATACTATTAATCCATTGAGTTTGACCTTCATAATTTATTTTTACAAGAGCAGATGGTCCTTTCCCATAAATGATATTTGTAGTTTCTACTCTTGTAGGTAGATTATAATTTTGTGCAAATAACGGATTAGTGATTTGAATAATATCAGAATAATATTGTTCATCTGAACCAAATGGAGAATATTTATATGTAATAATTGCATAAGATGTAGTTCCATATACAGCGGTGACTATAGAGTTAATAGTATTATAATATATTGAATTTGAAAGATTTGCTAAAAAACTAATAGAGTTTGGATTACTTGTATTATATATATTAATAGAAGCTAATGCTTCTACAACTAAGAAAATTTCATCAGATGATATATTATATAATGTTGAAAATTTTGTTTGAATACCTGAGAAAGGAGTTGGTATATTACTATTTGATAAAGTAGTTAAACTAATATTACTAATTTGAGGAGGAACAGTATATATTGCAATATAATTGATAGTTGGAGAATATTCATAATTAAAAAATATTTGATTTGAATAATCTAAATTTTGCTGAATGGTTAGTGTAGTTCCTGCTAATTCTTTTTGAAGTGGAGTGTTTATTATATAAGTTACTAAACTAATATTATCAAAATTAATAAAGTATATATCGTAATTAGAGGTAAGAGAAGATGAATCAGAAATTAATACGACTATTTGGTAAATATTATTTAAAGTATAATAAAAATCAGCTACTTGATGAACTGCGCAAACATAACCAGTGACTATAGTAGCTGTTTGTTGTAAAGGAAATATAGAACCATTATATTTATATTTATTAATTTTTAGTCCTGATACAGTTGTATTTGCTTGATAGATATATAATTCATTATTTACAACTAAAAAGTTACTATATTTTTCATTTATAGGATTTACATCGATATTAATAGATATATAAGAATTTATATTATCAATAGTAAAAGAAATACATTTAGTAATATTTGATTCACATAAAACAAAAACAGTATCATTAAATCCTATTGTATTAATTCTAACAATAGGTAAAACTGTGCTGTCAGTAGATATTGTTCCAATAAATATATAATTATTAATATCTGTTATATCATAAACATATAAATATACAGGAAAAGTAATAGGTAAATCATAAGCATAAACAATATAAAAACGTCCATTTAATTGAAAAGTAGAAGTAGCTAAAATATTTTTTGGTAAAGTAATTGTAATTTTTGGATTTTGATAAACATGTGAACTCACTAATTCTGGATTTTGTAATAAACTTCCCCAAGATGCTACTAATGTATTTGGCTCTACTGTCAGAGAATATAAATCTCCAGATGTATGTAATTCAGGAACATAATATATATTATTAAATGATTCAATTTGATTATTTTGTCCTACTTGTTTTCCTAAATTATTATTATAAAAACTATAAACAGCAAGTTCTGGATTACTTGTCACTAAATATTCTTTATAATTTTTTCTATCAAACCAATTATAATTTGAAATAATCTTTCCTTCACACGTACTTATTAATGTAAATGTAAGAACAGGACCTGCAGCTACATTTATTAAATAAGTATATTGATTACCATCAATAGATAATGTAAAATAATAATTAACATCTGAAGATACTGAACTAAATCTTCTCTCATATACTCTCATTCCTGTTCTATTTCCATTAATATTAATATTTAAACTTCCAACAGAATTAAATAATCCTCCACTTAAACTATAAAATTGAACATTTCCTCCACTTGTAGAATCAGCCCAAGCAATCATAAGTCCATTTCCAATATCATAATAAGCGCCTACATATTCATATTGAAAAATAGTTACTAAATTTGCATAAGTAGAAAATACAAATGTTGAAGTATTATATGTTAAAGCAGTTAGCCATCGAGTTACACTATCTGTTCTTGACATAACTAATAAAATATCAGCTCCAATTCCTGTATACAATATAGCAGATAATCCAAAAATAGTTAATATACCTGATCCAGGAGGAGGAAATGCATACGTTTGTTCTTGAGTTATAGAAAAAGTTCCATTAATTGGACTTAAATTATATTGTAATACATTTATGGTTGCAATATTAGAACTAAATGGTTTATTATCACAAAATATACGTCCTGACGACGAAGCATTATTTCCTTCTGGAGGATAAAACGATGCTGTAAATATTCTATTAATATTTGTATAACACATTTGACCTACGTAATTAGTTGTTCCACTTGTATAAGTTCCAGTAGCATAAGTGAATAAACGTTGATATTGTTGAGATAATTGAAAATTAGTTTCAATATCTATAACACCTGGAGTTCTTACTGGTAATTCTTTTTGTAATAATATAGGACATAAAATAGAAGTTCCAGTATAACTGGAATTACTTGTCGTTGTATTACATATTACTATACTTTGAGAAATTGTTCTATAATATAATGTAGGAGTAAAAGGAGAATAAATATCTAAAGGAGTTGTATAAGTATATGATAAAGGTTGCCATCTATTTACAATAAAAGTAGTATCAGGATAATATATAGGAGTATTTGTTGTAACAGAATATCCTGTAGGAGCATTTAAATTAATACTGGTGTATAAAGGAGTAATATTATCAATATTTACACCTACATATATGCTATTTCCTTTATCAGATTTTATACAATTGATAGTATTATTATCATTCAAAGTAGAATACATATTAAAAGGAGAGCTACAGTTTGTTCCAGAATATGAAAAAGATTCAGACCTAAAAGTAGTATAAAAATTATGATAACCCCAAGGAGTTCCATTTGTAATTAATTGTAATCCATTTGTATTAAAAGCAGTTACAACATAAGCAGCTAAACCATTTCCATATGGATTTACTATGTTATATCCTAACTTAATTGATGTTGTTGTGTTGTTTTCATAAATATATTTATAAAAAGTTAAATTAGATTGATAATCAAATGATAATAAATAATCTCCACTATTATTTATTTCTACTTTTACATCTATTGTTTTATTATATCCAACATATGTTTGTTGTTCAACTTCTGATAAAGCACCTAATATAAACCATACAAATTCATTTGATGAATTTAATTTAAATAAAAATGGAAGTTGAAGTTGGTCTTTAAATGCTTGAAAGTTAGAAATAAAACCAGGAATTTGTGCTAAACTTATATTTTGAAATTGTGAGAAAATAATATCTTGATCATTATAAATTAAAAAGTTATTACTTTCTCCAGAAATAATTTGTATACCTGCATAAAGTGTTTCTCCTGTTTCTATATCATATTGGATTGATGTAATTTTTCCATTTAATACTCGAATATTAGAAGAATCAAAATTTTTATCAATAGTTACTCTTGGAAAAAATTGAGCAGGGTCTACCGGTTGACCTTGAGGATATTGTAGCGAAGGGTCTTTTGTTTCGAACGTAACAGAAAAATCTGTTTCTAAAGGATATTTTTCTCTATCTCTGTAATTTGAGTCAAGTGTTATATAATAATTTAAATTTGAACTCATTTATTAATATTAATCAGAAAACTTTTATATTTATCTTTTTTAGATTTTAATATTTTAATAAATTAACTATTAAAATATTTATTTATTCAATCTTTATCAAGGTTGGACTAAATATGTCTTTTATTGTATTTAAATATTTTTTCTTTTGTAATCTTAATTCAAATTGCTGTTCTAATAATCCTTCTATCTTAATACCTACACTTAACAATTCGTCTACAGGATTTACACATTGTCTTTGTAAATAAGTTAGATAATCTAAATTTAATATATCTTTATGTTGGTCATAATAATTAGAATCTTCTGCTTTTAATAATACTTTATCTGTTGTTTTATATTTTAATTCACCTTTATCTAATAATACATATTCTATCCTTTCACCATCTTCTACTGGCTGTCCTCTCTTTATCATTTTTTTTGCAACATGAATATGAACTGGATCTGTCTTTCCTTTATGTTCTAATTGTTTCATTCCTCTTGTAATTACAAATTCTTTTGTTTCAAATTTGCGCTGAAACATCTCATTAACTGTATCTATAATCATATACATTAAATTTCTTACTTTTTCATTTCTATAAATACCTTTATTAGGGTCAGTATCTTCGTTTTTTATTTCATTTAATTTAGAATAATCATCTGCATTATTTAATAAATCTAACATAATTTTTTCATATAATAATCTTAACCAATTACAATTATCTCTTCTTGTCAATACAATTCCTCTTTTCATTAATTTTTTTGCTGGTTTTCCTAATTCTGTTGCAAATGCTGCATATCTTTTCTTTGTTAAAATTAAAAATTCTGTATATGCTTTTTCTTCAAATTCTAATTTCATTGGTGCTGGAAAAATTGTCTTTACTTTTTCAACTACTTCTAAAGCATAATTCCAAACCACTTCTATTGGTTGTCCAGCAAGATGAGGAAAATTTGTATAAGCACTGTCCGTATCATTATAAATAACTTTTCCTTTACATTCTTCTTCTAAAAATGAAGATGCTTTTATAATACTCTCTCTTCCTTTTGCAGTAATACACATAGCTCCAGGTAAAAATGGAAGATATCCAACTTTCACTCCCATTGCACCATACATACTATTTGCGCTAACTTTATAAGCTAATTGTCTTTTATCTAAAACCATATTAATTTCTTCTAATCTGTATGCTTCAGATTTATTTCCTTCTTGTTTTAATTTATCTATTTCTTCTTTATTTTTTTCTATAATTTTACGAGTATCTTTTCTTGCTTTTAACAATCCATCTATTAATGTGGGAATTACACCTTTTCCAGAAACATCTTGTTTTAAAAATCGATATTTAAATCTACCACAAATGATTTTCTTAGCTTTTGGAGGTTTTTGTTTTGATTTAATTTCATCTTCTGCATCTTTTAAGGTTAAATCTTTATTTGACTTCATAAGTTTTTGAACTGCATTATCAAACCTAATTTGTTTCTTTCTTTCTTTTTCTATAATTTCTGGGTCATGTTTACAATTTTTATGTTCTGTCCAATCAAAAATATGACAATCACAATCTGGAATACTTTCATCTAAAACTAATTTAGTATAATCGATATTATGGGCAATAATAATACTTGGATATAGACTCGCAAAATCAAATGGCAAAATCATATTATAAACACCTGGAATAGGGTCGGAAACAAATGCACCAGAATATTCTTCGCCTTCTTTTGTAGAAAAGACTTTAGATTGAATTACAATGTTATTATGATAACAATATTTTAACATTTGACTATACATTTTGATTTGTTGACCTTTAGTATAAAGATAAAACATTGGAACACCATTTGTTGTAGCAGTTTCCATTAAGTCAAACCAAACTAATAATTTTTCATATAATAAATAAGTAACCCAAGTATCTTGTATACAGTATTTTCCAATTTTTGCCATAGATTTTGCAGAACCTTGTCTATATAATTCAAAAATATCAGAAGCTTCTAAGTCATCTTTATTTGTTTTTAAAAATTCATTACAAACTGTTTTTAATTTATAATTTTTTAATTTATGACCACGTTCTACATAAGGAAATAAATCCATCATCATTCTTCCTTCTAAATCAAGATATTTCATCTCTTGTTTACCATATGCTTTACTTTCCCATTTAATAGGAGTTATTACTCCTGCTCTACCAGGAATACATCCCATTTCTTTATATTTTGTTCCAATTTGAGTAAAAGTTATTGCTCTATTTTCTACATATGTAATATCAAATTTAAAAATATTATATCCAAATATCACATCAGGGTCTAATTCTAAAATTAAATCTTTAAAACCATTGTAAAGTTCTCTTTCATTTTTAAAACATCTAACATCTACATAATCATTTTCTGTTAATTCTTTATCAACGTCTTTTATAGAGTCGCATACTCCAATAGTTAATAAATATTTTTTATATTTCTTTTTGTTAGCTTTTTGTTCGACATATGTTACGCCAAATTGAAAAACTTGGTCTTCCCATAAAGATGCTTTAGGAAAAGCTGGATATTTACTACTATAACATTCTATATCGTAACTTACAACTTTAGGATATACGATTGGCATTTTAAGCGATTCTTCTTGACTCATAGCAATCATATTTTGATAAGATACTCTAAATTCGTATTTTTTTGTTGTTTGTTTTTCTTCATTTGTTAAACGTTTACCTTTAACAGTAATCCAAGAACTTGATGGAAGATTTTGAATTGCAAATAATTTAAGAATAGGACTAATAGAAGGTTCATAACAATGAAATTGAATTTTTATTTTACCTATACTTGGAATATCTATTTCTGAAATTCTTAAATCTTCGTCATTAACTCTATCCATAAATTTATAACCTGCTGCAATTTTCATAAAAGTTTTTATTGCAAATGTTCCGCTAAATCTTAATTGAATAAATGGAAATAATAATGGATTATAATTTGTAATTCCATTTTCTTTATGTTTTACAATATCTGCAATATATAATCTCTGTTGTCTTTTAAATTCCATTGATATTGGTTTATTTGCACCATAACAAATTTTTTCTAATTTATTTTTTACTAAATTAATTCTACCTTCTGTCCAATCTATATTATTTGGAAGTTCAAGCCAAATTGGAATGGCAAAATCATCAATAATACAACAAACACTATCATTAGCTTTGTTCCATCCATAAGCGCGAATTATTCCAGCTTCTCCTTTAGCTTGGTCATAAGACCATTGAAAAGGAAAAAAAGAAAATCTTTCAAGAGACATTTTTAATAAATGATATTATGACTTTATATTTTAAATATAAAATCATTTTAAAAATATTATTTTTTATAAGTAATTTCGGCTTCTCCTATTCCGTTTATATATTCAATTACATCTTCTAAACTTCTATATGGGTTTTCTCCTTTATTTCCTGGAGCATATGTTGAATAATATTGTCCATCATGATAACTTACCACAGTTGGAACACCTTGTACTGTAAAATCTTGTTGTCTATTATTAATTCTTTGCATTAAATCTCTGTTATCACCTGTATTTACAGTTGCAATAGTAATATCTTTTGAATTATCATTATTAAACTTTTGAGCAAGATTTTCATAAGTTGGCTTGAAAGATATACAATGACCACATCCTGGATTAAAAAAAATAACAAGAGTTTTTTGTTTAGCTTTTTTATTAAGAAGATTCATATCAATATCAAAATCTTTATTTGATAAAGGTAATGTAAAAGTTTCATAAGACATTTTTATATATTGTCAAAGAAAGTATTTAAATTTTAATTATTTTTTTGTTATTATATAATTCTGTAAATGTTTTTACATATGTTTCTAAATTACTTATATATTTATTTGTTTTATAACTTTCTAATATTCTCATCATATTATAATATGTTATTTCTTCATCCATTATTTTCTTTCCTAATTTAGCACCTAATATACACCCTACTAAATAAGCATTTTCACATACATCTTCCATACTATTTTGTATAACCCATTTTATACCTTCTTCAAAATTATTAAAATGAAGATATGCATATAATGAACAATATAATGTATTATAACAAGTATTTTTATGGTATTTTAAGTCTAATTCAATGTTATTTTTTGCTAATTTAATTATTCTTTTTATATTAACATTATCAGTCCAATGTTCTTGTATTTCAATAGGTTCATCATTTAATGCTTTATCTAATACTTTTAAAAATAATAAATTACAACTTATACAATCAGATTGAGGATTTGTTATATAACAATCTTCTATTATATTATAATCATCAAATAAAATTAAAGGTATACTTCGTAAAATACTTTCATTAGTTTTTAATAAATTGTTATTTAATGTCAATAATGTTGAATCATAATATAATTTTATATTTTCTATCGTAGGATAAATTTTAAACTCATCAAGAAGTATTTTAAAATTAGTATTATTAAGGTTTATATGTTTTAAAAATAATTCAATATATATTTCAGTCGCTTTATAACGGTCATAACTTTTATTTTCTATAATATGATTACATAATTCAAACATACATTTTGTTGTAAAATTTAAGTCTCTTATAACTGTTAATCTTTCAATATACTTATCTGATATTTTATTAATTAATCCTAAATTATCTCCAATAAGTATACCGTAAAACATTCCTGAAAATTTATCAAGTAACATTGTTAATTATAATATATTAATTATAATTAACTTTTTAAATACTTTCAATTTTTTCATGATAAACTTTTGGATTATTTTTTATTAAACGTTCTTTATAATCTAAAAAATCTTTATTAACGCATTCATGAGCAAAAGAATACCGATGATTTGAACAAAACATTTTTGAGGGACAATATTTACATTCATAATAATCTATTTTTATTTTTTTTTGACAAACAAAACACTTATTACTCATCTTATATCATTATACTTAATAAAAATTGTAAAAAATCAATTTATATATTTTATTTTATATTTTTTCATCTTTAATAACATCTTTAAATTATCTGAAAAAGAATTCTCAAATATTTGTTTATTTGATTGTTGTTGATATAACTGAACTATATACATATATATTTCTTCTAAAACTGATAATTTAATCCAAACATTTTCTAAAAATATATCATCAGTCGTATTAGTTAAAAATACAATATCATAAGTATCTAAACATATTAAAGAAAGTTTATTATAAATAAAAGAATAATCTATCTCTTTATTTATCAACAAACAATTATTAGTATTTTTTAAAATATGTTGCATTAAATTTATCTTTGCTTCGACGTTGTTTTCTGTAAAATTTATTCCTATGACTGTTTTAAAACAAGAATTTTTAAGATTTATTATTTCCTCTTCTTGTAATTTTTTAACTAAATATACATCTGTCATTGATAAATTAATTATATTATTTATTCTTACAAAAGGACTTCTATTATAAATGATATCTTGTTTCATATTAATAATATTTGTTAAACGTTTATCAAATTCATTATTGTTCATATATGAACTTATTAAATTAATTTCTTTATCGTAATTTTCTTTTAATAATGTTAATCTTACAAATGTTTTATTGTCATAAAGTTCTTCTAAATTAGGACATCCCCAATAAAATATTAAACATTCTGAAACAATTGCATCTGTAAATTTTTCT